TAATTTATAATAAGGTAGCAGGAGTAGCAAATGGAAAAGCAGAGTTTGGCCCTCGTGCGCTCGGTAATAGGTCTTTGCTTGGTGATGTCCGCTATGATATTAAAAATACAGTCAATACCATCAAGCGTAGACAAAAGTTTCGTCCTTTTGCCCCAGCGATTCTCGAAGAGTTTGCAACAGAATACTTCGATGGATATGTAAATGAATATATGCAATTCGTTGCTAAGGCAAAACATGATTACAACTCAGTAACTCATGTTGATGGAACAGCAAGAGTACAAGTAGTTAAAAAGGATTGTCCTTCAATACTACGAACAGTGCTAGAGGAATACTATGAAATAACAGGCGTCCCTATGCTTTTAAACACAAGTTTAAATGTGAAAGGGCAACCAATGGTTAATACTTGGGAGGACGCACTAGATTTTCAGAAAAGATACGGAGTAAAAGTATATTGAGTTTTAAAGAAAATAATTATGACTTATACTTCAATGGTTGCAGTTTTGTGCAAGGCTCAGAGCTGCAAGACCGTTTTGAAAATGTATTCTGTAATTTAATTGCTAATCACTTTAAAGTAGATTGGTTTAGAAACTCCAAAGTTGGAGGAAGTAATGATAGAATCTGGCGTGTTACTATGGAAGACATTATTTCAGGACACAGACCAAAGCTAGTTATTATAGGATGGTCGGGGCCAAACCGACTAGAATATTTAACAAGCAAGAGAATTTGGAGACAAGCTGGATTTTTATCTTTCAGGTATGATAGAAAAAGTCTAAAAATAGCAGACGATGTAGAAGTCTTCGATCATCCCGACATGACTGTACCCCAGTATAATGGGTTGAAAAATTATATAAAATTTGTGAGGTCTGTAGAATATAATCTTATTGATACACTTAATAGAATGATATCATTAAGGCATTTTCTAAACAGTAAAGGGATTCCTCACTTATTTTATTGGATGTCAAAAGGACAAGTTACTCCAGTTATAAAACAACTCAACAAGGAAAGACTAGAAGGAGCTAATATAATATGGAGTCCCCAATGGCGTATGAAAGAAAAACATTACTACAAAGAGATACCAGAGTTATATGATGATGGCTGGTATGAGTGGACAAAAGGAAAAGTTCCTTATGGGAAAGGCGACCATCCATTAGAGGAGGGTCATCAGTTAATCGCTGATAGAATAATAGAGGATATTTATGATAAAAATTTGGATAAATTCTTTAATTAAAAAATGGAAAGCTTTATGCTTTCAATGGAAAAACAGAAATATGGTAGAAGATACCCATATCTATGAGGAGGATTAAAAATTTGATTTACACTTTATCCATCACCTTCCCAAAAATAGTTCTTGACAGATGCTCAAACTTTTTGTATAATATATTATATATTTGAGAGAGAGAAAGAATTGCAAAAAATTATACCACCAACTTTATGCCCCGCTTGTGATAGTGGATTAGAGTTAGTAAACGACACTTTATACTGTCGTAACGACCTCTGCCCAGCACAATGGGACAAGAAATTGGCAGGTTTTGCAAAATCTCTTAAAATCAAAGGGCTTGGCCCTGCAACAATTAATAAACTACAAGTTCTGGATTATCCTGAACTTTACGAACTAACTGTTGAGGATTTAACCATAAGTCTAGGCAGTCAAAAGTTAGCTGAGAAACTCTATGATGAATTAGAAAAGTCTAAGAGTAGCAAGTTGGTCGATATTTTACCAGCTTTCTCAATACCACTTATTGGTCGGTCAGCTTCTCAAAAATTATGCGATAGAATATCACACATCGAAGATATTAGCGAGAAAAGTTGTACTGAAGCGGGTATCGGACCAAAAGCATCAGCTAATCTATTGGCTTGGCTAGAAGACGAATTTTATGGAAACAATTACATTGACAAATTACCTTTCAACTGGAATAACAAAATTAATAAGAAAAAAGAGGTCACAGGCGTCGTATGTATAACAGGAAAGTTGAAGTCATACCCAACAAAAGCACACGCACAAGCAGTGCTAGAGAATTATGGCTTTGTAGTGAAATCAAGTCTGACAAAAGACTGTACTCATCTAGTAAATGAGTCTGGAATTGAGTCAGCAAAAACACAGACGGCTCGTGACCGAGGCGTTTTAATAGTAACCAATTTAAAACATTTAATAGAGGAAAACTAAAAATGGCATTACCAAAATGGACAGACGAAAGAACACAACAATTAGTTGATTTCGTCGGTGGAGAAAGCCCTGTATCACAGGCAACAGTTGCAAACGCAGCTGACGAACTTGAAACTTCAGTTAGAAGTGTTAGTTCAAAATTAAGAAAAATGGGTTTTGATGTAGAACTAGCTTCTGCTTCACAATCTAAGTCTTTCACAGACGAGCAAGAATCAACACTTGCAAACTTCGTGCAAGACAACAGTGGTTCTTACACATATGCAGAAATTGCATCAAACTTTGAAGGCGGAGCTTTTACAGCTAAGTCAATTCAAGGTAAAATCCTTTCTATGCAACTTACAGAGCATGTTAAACCTGCTCCTAAAGTAGAAACTGTAAAAACTTACAGTGACGAGGAAGAATCACAATTTGTATCATTAGTTAATGATGGTGCATTTATTGAGGACATCGCAGAAGCTTTAGGCAGAAGCGTTAACTCAATCAGAGGTAAAGCATTATCTCTTCTAAGAGCAGGAGAAATCAATGCTATTCCTAAGCAGAAAGAAACCAAAGGTTCAAGCAAAGCTGATCCTTTAGCAGGTGTCGATATTTCTGACATGACTGTTGAAGAAATTGCTGATGAAATCGGCAAAACTGTAAGAGGCGTGAAAACAATGCTTACAAGAAGAGGCTTACAATGCTCAGACTATAATGGAGCTGCTAAAAAAGAAATAGGTTAATAGCCTATCCACTTTCGGGCGAGTAGGCTTTGTCTACTTGCCCTTTTTTGTATCAACTGGGAGAGACGGAATTGACACTTGAGAGTGCACTACTAAAACAAATCATCTATCATGGCGACTTTGAGACTTGGAATGGTCTTAAGGAACACTATTTTCCTGAAGGTGAGTACCGAAAACTATGGAGAGTAGTAGATAAGCATGTTCATAAGTATCATGCGTTACCAACATTTGAAGATTTAAAATTAGAAGTCCGTTCTAGAGAATTACAAGAAAAAATATATGCAATCGAGACTGTAGAAACAGATGTAGATTCCTACATACTACTAGACTATTTAAAAAATCAATTTACACAATCAGAAATACTTACAAAGATAGAGGACTACATTGAAACTCAAGTAGCTATATCAGATGCGCGTGAAAATATAGATTTACTACAAGAGATTGTAGTGCAAGTCGAAGATAGAGTAGATACTGCAGAAGATAATGAAAGTATGGAAACGATTGAACTCTTCGACAACGAAGATGATTTACAAAAGTTTTTACCATTAGGCTTGAACCAAGAGTACGATTTAGATTACACTTTCTCTCCCAAAGATCTAGTCGTAATCGGTGGTACAAGAGGCGGTGGTAAATCGTTCACTTGTTGTAATATTGCAGCAGCAGCTCACCAAAGAGACAAGTCTGTTCTGTATTTTACTATTGAGATGGACACGCGACAAATTCTACAGAGAATTTGCGCACTCGAATGTGGTGTGCCCACTAACAGAATTAAAACCAAAAATCTTTCTCCTTTGGAGTGGGACAAGGTTGCTGACTGGTGGGCTACCCGTTTTGAAAATGGAGAGGAATCCCTCACAGAATACAAAGGTCACAGAGATTTTGACAAATTTCACTACGCACTTACACGAAACAAACTAGCAAATATTCCACAGATAGACGTATTCTATGACCCTTCATTAACACTAGCAAAAATTATTAGCGTAGTCAGACAAAAACAAGCACAGTTACCAAATCTTGGTCTAGTAATAGTTGATTATCTAAACCAAGTACGAAGACATAATGCACCTGGCAGGTCGGGGCAGTATGACTGGACAGAACAAATAGAAATTTCAAAAGGACTAAAATCACTAGCACAAGAAAATAAAGTGCTAGTCCTTTCTGCTTTCCAAACAAACGAGAAAGGAGAAGCAAGATTTTCAAAAGGTATACTCGATGCTGTAGACGCAGCTTACAGTATACAACATTGGGGAGACTCAGAGCCGTGTATCAAGTTCAAATGTGATAAAATGAGAAATGGAAAAGCAGAAACATTTGTTTCTGAAATGAACTGGGACACATTAAAGATTGGTCCGCACACTGCTATAGACCCTGATGAAAAAGCAGAATTAAAAGAAACAATGACAACAGGCGAGGACACTTACGATTTATGATAATGTATACAGAAAAACAATTACAGGAAGCATGGATATTACATTGTGCAGAAATATTATATCACAATGAAGAAAGTAAAGTTAAAATAAGTGTTCCTACAATGGAAGAATTTAGACCAATATATGAAGAAGTACTAGAGGATATATACAATGGCGTATGATAGAGTTAATAGAGAAACAGCAGAATTAGTACCTTTACCACCCCATACATGGTATAAAAGAAAAATAGGGTGGTTATTAGAACAAGAGAAAGTTAAAGAAAATATTAAAGGCGTACCACTAAACGAGAGGTTAGAAGAAAGTTTGGCAGTCGACGGAGTAAAATCTCCCATACTCTGCATGCCAAACTGGTACCCTATT